GGTATCAGCGAGACGACGCAATTCACGGTAGACCGTCACCGGCGCACCGCCGATAAACTGAAACTGACGGATGTGCCAGCGCGCCGCCCATGCTGATACAGCGGGGGCTGTCTCTTTCAGCAGCTCACCGCTTTCGTCATCGGTTTCACCATCGAGAGCATAACCGTCGATGTTTTTAGAAATGTATTTCGCGACATAGCCGGTAGCACTGCCTTTCTCCGGGTCGATAGCCTCAGCATGAAAGCGGGCTTTTTTAGCCTTATCACTTTTAAGTTCGTGGCGGTCTTCCTCCCATGCATAATCGCGGATGATGAGGCGCACGCGCTCGACGTCTTCTGGCAACATGAACATAAGCATGTGCCAATGCGGCGTTCCGTCGTGATGAGGCTCGGCAACACGTATGCCGAAAATGCGAATTTCTTCCCGATGTAGCTTGGCACGAATGCGCGCCCAAAGGCCGGTTAGGTAGTTCTGCGTGTCCGACGGGCTGGCGCCGTTCCATTTGCTGTTACGGTATCCCGCTTTAGTCGTGGCATGATATTTAGACGGTGCGGTCAGGGTGTAAAACTCCCCGACGTATCCGAGTTCATTGCAGATATTTTCAAACCCACGGATGCGGGTCATCAGCTCGCAGCGGCGTATCGCAGGGTTAGCGACCGAGCCGTCAAATTTTTCAATCAGGCTGATACGGTTGCCGTCTTCGTCTTCGAGATCCAGACCTTTGAGAAATTCACGAGTGCGGCGCTTTTGTTCACGCCAGTCAGTCACGCAGTTTTTACTCGCATAAGCATGCTTTTTCTTACTGACGTTACCGACAGTAATTTGCAGATGTTCGCGCCATGCAGCCGCAATGCGACGCAGACGACCACGCCACCACACATCGTTAAACATGCGAGCGATGGCCGGGGCGATTTCATCTTCTCCGACATATTTCTTTGTCACTCGCTCCCAATGCGGAGGGGTAACATTGAATTGCAGAGAAATAAAACCGGCGCGCATGTACCAGGTGTACAGCGTTTTAAGCTCGCTAAATCCGGTGTCATCAATGTCAGCCAGTTCAGCGCGAATGAAATTCGCGATATCAGCGGCCAAAAGGTCGATATCGGCGCGTGACATGTCCGGGAGTCGGTTATATCTGGCAACCATATTGACCATGCGTGACGCCAGATATTGCATAAGTTCAGTATCAAAATGACTGCCAAAAACAGCGGCTGATACATTGCTGTTGATACCCGCGCACTCGTATTTTTTTGCGACCAGTTCAAGACGTGGCAATGCCCTTTTGCAGAAACTTATTAAAAAGGCATTGGCTCGTTGACTGCCCTGATTTTTCTCCAGCACAGCAGCGGTGCGATAAACATCAAAACGCACGCATTCAGGCTGGAGAGAAAGCACCTTTCTCGCATGCAGCAAAGCCGCGAGCATACGGTCGCGGCGATGTTGTTGGTCATAGGTAAGATATGGGCTGGCTATTGCCTGTTTTGGAAAATTCCATANTAGCCTTTGCTGAGACAGGAGTGTCTATGACTTTATTCACTGAAGAAGATCCCACCCAACGCCGCTATGTTGATTTGATTACAGAGGTGACAGCTTTCGAAGCTACGAAAGAACCAATGAAGATCATTTCCGCATCCGACATGCTGGGCATTTGCGATGCTTTTCTTTCTGAGACTCAATGCCACATAGCAGACCGGCTACCTCTTTCAATAGCTGGTCGGCATGAGCTAGGTCGGAAAATTGAGTGGAATTGTCCACATAGCTGGAAACCACGCGAAGAATGGTCAACACATGTTCGGCACGCCTTACAAATTTTAAATCGACGTTATTTGGATACCCCAGTATCTCAACTGGATGACTGGCAGACCTGGGAAGAACTATCGACAGATATTCATGTGTCGGCTCGCTGTACTCGGCGGACTGTTGAGTTTTATCGCTCTGGAAATCCCCAGCATTTACCGATGTCGACTGAGCTTTTTGCTGTTCCCGAAGTTTTTTCAAAATTTGTAGCTTCGATTCTTTCGGGTGATATTCACCCTGTTTGGATGTGGCATGCTGACGCAGCCAAAACGCCGCGATGCCTCGATGGGCTTTATCCCAAATACGCGCCGCTTTCTTGAGCTGGCTTAGTGGTCTGGTAGTCATATCGCACCCCGATAGTGTTTTAATTTAAGTTCGGCGATTTGCTGGCAGGTCACGCAAAAAGCCACGCCCGGAATCGCAGCGCGGCGAGCTTCCGGGATTGGTGCGTCACATTCTTCGCAAAGAAAACGGGAAGGCGCAGCGATACGGCTGCGCGCGTTGCTGATGTGGCGCTCGCGGTCTTCCTGCTCGCGCTGTTGTGCTAAATCCATTGAGTCGGCCATTAGTGCAGCTCCTGTGATTCATTCTCAAAGCGGGTTGCTTCACGACGCAGCAGTTCGGCAGCTTCGGTGCCGCTCATACCCTCTTTGGTGATATGGATAGCCAGCGCCTCAAGGCGGATGGAAACAGCGAGCGCGCGGTCTTTACGCTCTTCTTTTTTTGCATCGGTCAGCAATACGGCCAGCGCATCACTATCAGTGTTAAAACTACGGATTTCGGTATTACGCATAATTGATTCTCCTGATTTCGGGCAATAAGAAGCCCGGCGGGTTTACGCCAGATAATTTCTTTTGTTTAATTAGCTATAACCAAATACGACGGCTGGTTTACTTTTCAATTGGCTGATAATTTCAGCTTTCAGGCTATCTTTAAACTGCTTGCAGCACTCCCATTCCGGGTCAACTCGTAAAATTATCCCATCGCGGGTTTTAATTTCAAAACCATCTTCCATGTTCGGAATCATGGCACCTAAAACAATCCTTAATTCATCGCGTGACATGTTTAACCCCTTTAATAATAAAGTGGACAATACGAATAATTAAAAAACCTGACGATTTCGGCGGCTTTGTTTTCAGCCCTTTTAATAATTCGGACTGTGAGTGGCTCGGGTGCCAGCGCTTGCCGTCCTTACCTGCGATCCAGCCGTGGCCGTAGTGCATGCCGGGGCTTTGTTTAACGAGCAGAGACGCGAATGACGGTTCACTTTTCAGCATACGCACCTCAAATCAGCCCGAAGGATGCGCCAATACCGCTCATGGTATCGACCACGCTCGACATAGCGGGATTAGTCTGCAGACGCGCATGCAACGCCAGCGCCGACAACGACAACATGCGAATGCCAGCATTAACGCTTTCAATCATGTTGTGCTTACGGGCAGAGGTCAGGCGCTCGTCAGAGGCTGCACCGCTCGCCAGCTCGCCGAGTTCACTCATTGCACGCATGACATAAGACTGCAATTTGTCTTTAGCCAGCTCATTAACCGGCACGCATGGCAGGCAATGAATCTGCGCCAGAAAACCATCAACGAGGGTTGAATCTTCGGTCAGGTCAGTTAGCAGCCACAATTCAGGCGGCGTGAACTGGTGAGGCTGTTCCGGGTTGAGCTTGTTACGTAACGTCTGAACATTCATACCCGCACACTCGGCAAGCTTCGCCATGTTGTGACGCTGCGCAAAAGCCCGGCACGCTTCGTCATAGTGGGGATGTTTGGAAATCTGAAAATCAAACATGTTGAGCCCTCAAAATTCACATAAAGTGAATTACGCACCAATAACGAGTTGAAAACGGGAATGGCCCAATGCCTTACGTATCTGTTCCTCTTTCCAGCGGGCATAGTAGATACGAACTTGACCGCCAGCACGTTTACAGCCCTTACGGATAACGCGAGGTTCGATAGGTAAACGCGGGTTATCTCCGGTTGTCCAGCGGCGCGCGGTGCGGTATGACACCCCCTCAAGTTCTGCAAACTGTTGCAGGGTGACGATGGGGGCAGGCACTTTGATGATTGCGATTTCAGAAGCCATGTTGCATGATTCCCTATTTGCCAAAGATTGCAATTAAAGGGCCACCGTTTGCCAACATAGGGCCATCAATTGCGTAGGTTTAGACAAAATATACTTCCCAATTGAGAAGTAGTAAATAGGTTTTATCGATATGAGAATAGATTCTTTAGGATGGAGCAACGTTGATGTACTGGATCGCATCTGCGAGGCTTACGGGTTTTCACAGAAAATTCAGCTAGCTAACCATTTCGATATTGCATCGAGCTCCCTCTCTAACAGATATACCCGAGGCGCTATTTCGTATGACTTTGCGGCACACTGCGCTCTTGAAACAGGGGCCAATTTGCAGTGGTTACTTACAGGAAAAGGGCAACCGTTCACATCTTCTGCGACAGCCGAGGACACAATGAGCATCGAGTTATTCACATTAAGTGAAGAAATACTCAAAAGTGATGGTTCTATAACAGTCGACGCTCATTTTTTCACAAAGCCGCTTACAGATGCGATGGCTATACGAACGGAAGGAAAACTCCATTTCATTGATAAGCAGGCATCACTCTCTGATGGCCTTTGGCTGGTCGACATAGAGGGTGGAATTAGTATTCGAGAGCTAACAAAACTCCCGGGTAGAAAATTGCACGTTACTGGTGGAAAGGTTCCTTTTGAGTGCGGGATTGATGACATAAAAACGCTGGGTAGAGTGGTAGGTGTGTACAGCGAGGTTAATTGATGACTGTCCGTAAAAACCCCGCTGGAGGTTGGATTTGCGAACTTTATCCTAACGGGGCAAAAGGCAAGCGTATCAGAAAGAAATTCGCCACCAAAGGTGAAGCGCTGGCCTTTGAACAATACACCGTACAAAATCCGTGGCAGGAGGAAAAGGAAGACAGGCGAACGCTAAAAGAATTGGTCGACGCATGGTATAGCGCTCATGGTATTACCTTGAGAGACGGACTAAAACGCCAGCTAGCTATGCACCATGCCTTTGAGTGTATGGGCGAACCACTCGCACGCGATTTCGATGCACAGATGTTTTCCCGCTACCGGGAAAAGCGGCTAAAGGGTGAATATGCCCGTTCAAATAGGGTTAAAGAGGTTTCCCCTCGCACGCTTAATCTTGAACTCGCTTACTTCCGCGCGGTGTTCAATGAGTTAAATCGCCTCGGCGAATGGAAGGGTGAAAATCCTCTAAAAAATATGCGCCCTTTCCGCACAGAAGAAATGGAAATGGCCTGGTTAACTCACGACCAGATTGCGCAACTGCTCGGAGAGTGCAAACGCCATGACCACCCTGATTTAGAAACAGTGGTGAGAATCTGTCTCGCCACTGGCGCTCGATGGTCAGAGGCTGAGAGCCTGAAAAAAAGCCAGCTCGCGAAATACAAAATCACGTACACCAACACAAAAGGCAGAAAAAACCGCACAGTTCCCATCAGTAAAGAGCTTTATGACTCCCTACCTGATGACAAAAAAGGCCGACTGTTTAGTGATTGTTATGGGGCGTTCAGGTCTGCTCTGGAAAGGACAGGCATCGAATTACCGGCCGGGCAACTTACCCACGTTTTACGGCATACCTTCGCCAGCCATTTTATGATGAATGGTGGTAATATTCTGGTCTTGCAGCGCGTGCTTGGTCATACCGACATAAAAATGACGATGCGATATGCGCACTTTGCCCCTGACCATTTAGAGGATGCCGTTAAACTTAATCCACTGGCGATGAGTGGCGATAAAATGGCGGTAGAAATGGCTCAAACTGGCCCTTAG